CGGCGATATTTACCGTCCACGACTGCGAGCAGACCGCGCCGAGTTCGATGTCGTCGCTTAATGATGTCGATTCGCGGTCTGAATTTGCCGTGAATATCGCTTCGGCGGTCAGGGTGCGGGCGGCGGTGAGGTCTTCGAGCATTATCCCGTAAAGCGGCGAGCTGCTCAGTATCGCCGCCTGCAATCCTGCGCTTACTTGGTACATTTTCCACCTCCTACTGTTCCACAAGGCTGACCGTGCACTTTTTGTAGTAAATCCCGCTGTCGGTGCGCACTATGCCGCTTGGCACGAACTCGCCGGCATATGCCGTTATCGCGATGTACCCGCAGCGGTGGTAAAACTCGACCGCGAAAAAGCTTCCGCCGCCCTCTATAAGCTGCTCCAGCTCCGCTTCCTCCGCCTCGGGTATGTTCGTCCAGCTCAGCGGCAGCTTCCACTTGCGGTGCTTTATCGCGCCGACCGAGCAGCCCGAAGCCGTGCGCCCCGAGCCTGCCGTCCATTCGGGATAGTGCACCGGCGACCAGCTATCGGGGTCGGGGTCTCTCACCCACACGCCGCGTATTTTCAGCAGTTTTCCGTTCATTCAAATGCCCCCTTGCCGTTTCTGCGGCGGTACGCGGCGTTCATCGCGACTATGCAGTCGAAAAGCGTTTTCTTGTCTACCTGCCCCGTTACCGTAAGCTCCATGCCGCGCAGAAGCTCCAGTATCTCGCGCAGCAGCTCTACCGCTTCCGCCATTTTGCCGCCGTCTATCAGCCCTTGCAGCTTGCTCAGCGGCGATATTACCTCGGGGTCGGCTTTAGCGTTGCGGTTATCGCCGACCATCGCGAGCGTGGGCGCAGTAGCAAGACCGCCCTGCGCAAGCTTCGGTATCTCGGGTATGTCAAAGCCTATCTTATCAAAACCCACGATGTCCGCTACGGCGGAGGGCAGGTCGATACTTATTGAATTTATGCCCGAGATCACCTTGTTCGCAAGGTCTATCAGCCAGTTCAGCGGCTCTTTGAGCGCGTCTTTCAGGCTGCCGAATATCTCTACTATCTTATCCTTTATCGCCCCGAAATGCTCTTTTACCGAGCTTAGCGAGAACGCCGATTTAACCATCGTGAGCGCGGCCGCGAACTTGGTCTTGAACCAGCTCGGCACGCTCACGAAAACTTCCTTTATCTTTTTGAGCAGCGTTTTGAATTTGCTGATAACACCGCTTATCTTCGAGGTAATGCCGCGCAGCAGACCCGCCATTATCAAGCCGCCCTGCTCGTCCATCACCTTAGAGGGCGAGTGTATGCCGAAACATTTCTTGAAGCCGCGCATAAAAGGCTCGAAGATGTGCTCCTTTATCCAGCCGCCGATGTCCTTGAAAGTTTCTGCGATACCGTTGAGAAAGCCGTCCTTGAAGTTGTCGGCAATGCCGCCGCCCAGCTCTTTTATCACGGTGACTACCAGTGTGACGGCTGCGCTCAGCGCCGAGCCGAGCAGCTCAAACGCCTTGCTCGCTATACCGCCCCAGTCGATATTCTTCAGGAAGTCGGCTATCGAAGTGCCTACCTTCGACCAATCTACCGTCTGCAAGAAGCTTATAGCCGTTTGCAGTACGCCCTTTATCGACTCGCCCAGCGTTTGCCCCGCTTTGGCGAAGTCGGTGTTTGCGAACCACGCGTTCACGCCGTCGCCCAGACCGCTTCCCAGCCCCGCAAAGTCAAACGCTGTGACGAATGCGTAAGCAGTAGTGATAATGGCGTTGAGCTTATCTGAAAGCGTTTTGCCGATGAGCGTGAAGTCGGTAGTCTGCACCGCGCCGTTGAGCAGGTCTGCCGCAGCCGTGCCGAAAGCGGCAAAGTCAAAGGTGGTGAGGAACATATCCAGCGCGCCGAAAGCGGTGTTCACGCCCTCGCCCACGCTGTTTCCAAGCTTCTTCCAGTCCACGCCGCTGACAAGACCGTTCAGCAGCTTAGCGGTATTTTTCACTGCTTTATTAAGCTTTTTGCGTATCTTCGTCCACGGTATCTTGTCTACCATGGAGTTTACCGCCGCGCCAAGCTGCTTGCCTGCGCCCTGCCAGTCGCCCGCTTTTATCGCGGCTTTCATCTTCTCCGCCCAGTCGGGCAGTTCAGCGCCCTCGCCGTTTATCGCGCTCCAGTCGATACCGCTTTCGCCGCTCTCATCGCTTTCAGACTGAGTGTCCTGCGCGACGTTCATTTCGTCGAAGCTTGCGAGGTACGACGAATTTTTCTTAGCCTCCTTGCCTACCTCTTTGACCTTTTTCGCCGCTTCCATCGACTTCTTGTATGTGCTGCCGAATATCTCGGCCGTAAAGGTCGCCAGCGCCTTTGAAGCCGCCGCAAGCCCCGCCATCATCGAATTTATCGCTGGCATTACCGCCTGCATTATCGGCTGAAAGGCTATCGAAAGGTTCGCTTTTATCTCGTTTAGCGACTTCGAGAACTGCTCGTTGCCCATGCAGGCTTCCTGCATAGCTGACTTCATACCGCGAAATGCCGCGTACAGCCCCGCCATGAGAAGTGCTGATTTAGCGGCGCCGCGGATAGATTGGCCGAGCTTTTGGACGGGGGAGCTTACGCCGTTCGCCGCCCTTTTGAGCCCCGAAAATTTAGCCTTTATGCCGTCCAGAGCCTTGCCGCCCGCACTGCGCAGTTTGGAAAATCCGCCGCGTAAGGTATTTAGCGCGCCGCCAAAGACCTTTTTCACACCGCCCGCAGCCTTGCTGAAAGCGGCTTTCATTTTGCCTGCGGACTTCTCGCCGCTTTGTGCGCTTTCGGCAGCCGTTTCGCCCGCGCTTTCCTCAGCGCTTTCTATCTTGCTTTGAGTGCTCTCGGCAGAAGTTTGCAAAGAGATAAGCTGCTTTTCGGCGGCGTTTATCTGCTCTACCAGCTTTGCGGCTTCCTTGTCGGTCTGCGCACTGCCGAGCGCTGCGTTGAGCTCCTGCCACTTCGCCTGAACAAGGCTTATCTTCTCTTTGGTATTTTCAAGCTGCTGTTCAAGCCGCTCTACCGGGTCGGCGGGAACTTCGTAATTGCCGATAGCTTTCAGCAGCTCTTTAAGCTCCTGCGCCTGCTTTTTCGCAGCCTCTATGCCTTTTGCCGCCGATATATCCGCTTCTGTCTTTACCCCCATCTCAGTAGCCGTAGCGCTCTTGCCCGTCAGCTCTACTACCTTCTGCTGCGGCTTTGCCGAGGGCTGCGGTACTTTCACCTTTGCAGCTTCCCGCGCAAGCTCTTCTATGTCGTTCTTGACGCTATCCACAGCACCCGACATACCCTCTTCCATCTTCTTCGCGGCGGACTCTGCGGCTTTCTCCATGCCCTTCTGCACGCTCTCAGCCGCCTGCTCGGCTGCCTGTTCCATCGGCTTCGAGAGCATTTTAGATATGCTGTTTTTTAGTTCCTCGAGCTGCGCCGCCACCTTGTCCCTTATCTCCAAATCTAGGGTAAGCTTGCCTACGCTCGTGCCGTCTGCCATTTACACACCTCCTCCAAACATATTTTCAAACATTCTCTCAAACATTGCCGCGTACTGCTCGGGCTTTACCTCGGCTTTTACCTTGTTCGCGCGGAACTCGCGCCAGCGGCGGCGCACGCCCTGTTCGTACTCGCCCATGCGCTCTATCGCTTCCCTGTCGGTCTCGGCGCGTATCTGCACTATGCGCCCCAGCGGCGTGTCCTCCATAAGCCCCGCAACGAGCCTGTACCAATCGGGATAATGCAGCTCTTCCTGCTCGCTGGGCAATATGTGGTACTGCTTCGCTATCGACTGCGCTATCAGCTCGCGGTCAAATTCAAGGTCGTAGCAGGGGTCACTCTGCGGGCTGAAATCGCTGCTCCGCCTGTTCTTCCTCCTGCGGGTCTTCGCCCATAACGGCGCTCAGCACGGTGTTGAAAAGCTCCTGATACGCCGTCCACGAAAGCTCCAGCTTATCTATCTCGTTAAAGGCTTTCGGCGTGAGGGCGAGTTTCAGCACCTCGTCCATCTTATCTATATCGGCTTCGCTGCCGCCGTCCGCCTTGCCGCATATCGCGATTATCTTACGCACGGTCTTGGCGCGGTCGTCTACGGGGTAGACCTTTTCGCCTATGCGTATCTCCGGGCTGCCTACAAGAAGTTTCTTATCGAGCGTGTATAATTTTGCCATAATTTTTCCTCCGTTTCATGGCAAAGATAAAGCGCCCGCCGTGATACAGCGGAGCGCCTTTGCCTATGTGTTGTAATGCTGTAATGTTTACGCTGCGGCGGGCGTGAATGTCGGCTTGCCGTCGCTCATGAAGTCGAAAGCCAGCGGAGCTACGCCGGTAGAATCGCCGCCGCCCCATTCGGTAACGTTCACTACGCCCTTTATCACGAGCTTAGCGCCGCTCGGGAAAGTCCATATGAGGGTGGTGGTGGCTTCCTCGCCCGTTTTCATAGCCAGCCCCTCTATGTAGTCGTTGCCCGCGTCGCCGACGTTGCGCTTGCCCGAAATGCTTATCGTTATCGACTTGCCCGTCATGAGCCTGCGCGTCCAGCCCTCGGCTTCAAAAGGCTTCCATTCCTCTACGTTGCCGTCGATGGATACCGAAAAGCTCTCCATATCGGCAATGCCGACGAGGTTATCCGCGGTAGAGCCGTCGCCGCCCGCTTTGTCTATCTTGAACTGATTTTCATACACGGGGTATACCCCTGTTTTTCCTGCCATAGTTATTCATTCCTTTCGTAATATATAGCCGCTTCCACGGCGTATTCGCATATGCCGCGTTCGTCGCGCCCCAAGTTTATCGGCTCGGCGGGGTGTATGTACGCCACCGTAAAGTCGCCTGTACGCCGTCTGCGCACCGCCGCAAAGGCTTCGTACACCTCTTCCGCGCGGGCTTCGGCAGCCGAGGGCGCGTCGGTGTGGTGAACTATCACGGTCACCCGCTTTTCAAGCGTTTTCGTGTACTCCTCGCCGCCTATGCAGAGCCGCCGCGTACCGCCTTTCAGCTCAAAAACGCCAATGCAGCTCTCGGCGCTGCCGTCAAGACCGCCCGCGTACACCTGTTGTGTACCTAGCAGCTCCGCCAGCATATCCCGCACGTTCAGCAGGGTCATTCTCTTCATATCTTGCTCAGCCTTTCCTTGTACGCGCGCATGAAGTTATCGCGCACGAAGTCTTTTTTCGCGCCGCTGATATACGGCTCCAGCCAGTGGTCGCGCCGCCCGCCGCGAAATTTCAGCTTTTCTATCGGCTGTTTCACTTTCAGCACCGCGCCCTTGCGAAATCTGTACCCGACTATGCTGCCGCTTTTGTCGCGCACAAGCGCAGGCCCTTTGCCCGTTTCAGCGTCCACCATCTTGTTGCCGAAATACAGATAGCGTGAGTAGACCATATCGTGGTCTATGTAGACGTGAGTGCTCTCGGGCGTTTTCATCATGCCGACGTACATTCCCTGCTGCAATGCGCCCTGCCCCAGCGGGACGGTGTTCTGCGAATCCGTTATCACCTGCTGTAGGGCTTCTTTCGCGGCAAGTTCCGCAGCCTCTTCCAGCGCCTTTATCGCGGCGGGGTAAAGCTCCAGCGTTACGCTCATCATATCAGCTCCAATCTTGTGTAATTCACGCTGCCGTCGGGGTCGGTCGCTTTCTCGCTGCCGTATATCGTGTACTTTCTGCCGCCTATCTCGGCGTACCCCTCTATCAGCGGTCGGTCGGGGGCGATGTCGCCGTTAAAGAGCGCTTCGCCCGAAAGGGTTATCAGCTGCTTCTCGGCGCTGAGCTTCTGCCGCGACCTCTGCGTGTGGAAGCATTTGCCCTCGAATATCACCGTCTGCCGCCGCGAGCCGTCGGGGTTCAGCCCATCAGTCTGCGTGATACGGCAAGGGGTAACGCACACGCGCGGCGGCACAAGCTTAGGAAATTTCATTCACACCCCCGCCTTTCGGCAGCAAAGCCCCGTCTGCAAGAGCAAGCCGTACACCTGCGCGGTGGTGGTCGCCCCGCCCACGGTAACTATCTTAGACCTATCGAACGACATCGAAACGCCGCTTATGCTGTAAGCGCTCAGAGGGCTTTCCAGCAGCTCGGCATTATCGGCGATGAATTTCACCTGCAATGCCGCCGAACGCTTTATACGCTCTCTCTGAAAGTCGGTAAGGCGCTCAAAGCCCATCGCCGTGATACGGTTGAAAGTAAGCGTATCTATATCGCTCTCAGCCCGCCGCTCCAGCGCCGCGAAATGCTCTTCGTCAACGCCGCTTTCGGGGCAAAGGGCTGTGAACTCTGCGTATGTGAGATACAAATGCGCTCACCCCTTACTCGCTGTATTCCGCAGTGTCGGTATCGACGTAAATGCTGTCTATCTTGCCGTCCTTGCCGTTCGGGAAAGTGAACACGTCGGAAAACGCGCGGTTCTGATAGAGGTAGCCGTCGCCCTCGGTGTGCGTGCCGGGAGCAAAGTTGTAAATGCTCGCGATCTTCGGCACTATCTTAGTAGTTTCGGGCGTTGCGATGAGCACGTTTATCTTGTGCGAACCCGCCGCCTTTTCGTAGTAAGTATCGAGCGCCGACTTGCTTGGCGTGCCGGACACCTTGGTGTAAGAGCCGCCCGACTCGGTGTAGTAATCCTTGCCGCTCACTATATCGGTATCAGCGGTCTTTACATAGCTTGCCGCGCAGGGCTCAAAGCCGCCGTCCTCGGGGTCGAAATCGAAGCGGTCGTAGAAGCGCTCGTCGTCGATGACTTCCATTATAGGCACACCGTCGATGTCGGTAACGCGCGTTCTCAGCCCAAGTCCGCCCTCTGCGATCTCGGTCATGGAGATGGTGCGGGTGAACTTATCCGACTTCTCCAGCAGGTCCATAACAGCGCTCGTAACGTACATGATGAGCGAGCCGTTAGCTTTGTATCTGCGCAGCTTGCCCGCCGCGAGGAAGCCTTTCAGCTTATCAAAAACGTTCGACTTTGTGTACGAGTCTGCGGCGGTCTCAGAGTGGTAGCCCTCGAGCGCCTGCGCCCTTGCCGCCACGCGGGAGAAGAAGAGCGCGTCGGTCTCGGGAGCAGCCTGTGTGCGCTCGAAAGTTTCAGAGATATTCTTGATAGAGGCGGTAGAGTTTGTTTCGTCAACGTCCGCCTTGTCGATAAGAAACTGTACGTCGCGGTCGTGGGTAAGGGTAAAAGGCGTATCGGTCTGAACGTACTTGCCCGTGTTCCAGCCGCCGTTGCGGTTGTGCGACTTGTAACCCGAAGTAGACATCTGCGTGAAGTGGAAGGTCTTAGCGTCGAGCCAGCGCACGTTCTGTGTTATGAAAGGGCTGGAGAGCGTTTCCTGTATTCTGATCTCCACCAGTTCGGGGTTCCATACCTCTGCGTAATTAAGATTCGGCATATTTCATTCCTCCATTATTTGAATTTGTTCCAGCGTTTCTGCGCTGTCTGCTTGTTCTGCGGCTTCTTTTCCTCAGCTTCGGAAGCACCCGCGCCGACCTTGAACCCGCCCGCAGCGCCTTCCTTGCCTTTCATATCGGGGTACTTCTTCACTACGGCTGAGAGCGCGGCGCTTATGTCCTTAGCGCTGCCGTTTCTGACGTAGCTTTCGGCAAGCGCCACGGCGTCCTCCATAGCTTCGGCGCTCACGCCAAGCTGCATGGCGGCTATCTGCGTTTTCAGCCGCAGTATCTCCTCGTCCTTTTCGTCGGGCTTATCCCCTGCGGGTGCGGGCTGCTCGGGTTTATCGGCAGGCTCGTCAGTGCCCTCACCGTTCTCATCAGCCTGACTATCGTCCGACGCAGGCTGTTCCTTATCGGCTGAGTTCTCATCAGCCTTGTCCGCAGGCTTTTCATCAGCCTTTGGCTCGTCCTTTTTCTCCTCGGCGGGCGCAGCTTTCTTCTCCTGCTCCTCTTCGGGAGTTTTCTTCTTTTCGTCCATGTTTTTACCTCGCTTTCTGAATAATCTATGAAAAAAGCACCTCGCATAAAAGCGGGGCGCTCAGTTCCGATATTTGGGTATAAAAATACCGCCTGACCTTGGTCAAGCGGTATCAATCTTCGATTTCTTCAAATTTAACGTTATTCGCGCATTCAGCTAATTTTCTAACTGAGATATTTCCCCAAAAATATTCCTTTGGTATCCCGTTTGGAAAAGCGGTACAACAAAATTCTCCGTTTTTATTCTTTTCTTTGATGTGCTTGCATGATGTGCAGTCTGGAATAATAACAGACATCTATTTTCGCCACCTTTCAACATATTCATCAACTAATGCCTTTACACGTTCATCAACTTTTTCATTATTGCGAATGCGAACAAAACCTTCTGCTATTGTTTCAGAACCGTCTTCAAGAATATCAGAATAGCCCGACACTCCAGCAATGAATTTCGTTCTTAGTTCTCTTTCCTTGCGAATAAAATCATCATAGCTTTTGCAATCTTGAAAGCTCATAAAATGAGCCATTTCATGCGCTATCAGATCTCTAGTGTTTTTAGAAGCAAGAATGCCTTTACTATAATTTCTATTATATATTCTTTCGTTGAGTTTGTCAAGATTTTCTTCCCAATTAAATCCCTTGTTAATAACGAAACATGATTTAAACGTTCCATTACTGTTGATAGGTTGAAATTGAAAAGGAGCTTTGCCATACTCCTCACTTATATCTTCATACACAAACTCATCGATGTGTACATTGTATGTAGATTGAATTTCTTCTATACTGTTTACAATTTCAGACTTAATGTCTTCTGGTATTTCCTTCGCACTTGCAAAATCACCCTCTACATAAATTTTCTTACTTACATTATCTGTATACGCCTTTTCCCTCTCAAACTCCCGCCTAAGCACATCTCTGTTGGCGTTTACGAATTCGCCAAGCTCGCGCTCGGCGGCGTTCAGTTTGCGGCGGTACTCCTTTGCGGCTGCGGGGTCAAGCGTGCCTGCTTCCAGCCTTTTGAGCCTGCGTATGTTTCGCTCCATCGCCCGCTGTTTCTGCTCCAGCTCGCGTTCGCGCTTTATCTGCTCGGCTGGTATCGGCTCGGGCGGCTGCGTTACGCCGTGTATGTACTGCCCCATGGTGTGGCGGCAGTTCGGGTGGAAAAGCCCGCCGCTTATCGCGTGCGAGAGCAGTGTGAACCATTCGCCGCAGTAGTTCGACTTTCCCCGCACTCCGTCGCTCTCGCCCTGCCACACGGTGAATACGTCGTCGATATACACCCGCCCCTGCCAAGGTTCGCAGGTCTTTGAGCAGGCGCTGTACTGCGAGATGAGCACGGTATCATACCCCAGCTCGGCAAAGCGCTTAGCCCTTCCTTGCAGAGCCGCACGCGCCGATGTCGTCCGCAGCGCCATACGCACATAGTCGGCTATGTTCACCCGCCGCCCGTCGCGGTAGACTATGCACTTTATCCCCTGCTCGAGGAAGTCGCGCACCGCTTCGTCTATCGCCTTTTCGAGCGGCATTTCGCCCACCGCCTGCGCCAACTGTACACGGTTGAGCGTTTGCCTGTAAACGTCGTCCATCGTGCGCAGGGCGGCTGTTTCCGCGCGCTGTTCAAGCTCGGTGATGTCCTGCATAAGGCTTTCCATCTTCGCTTCGTTCACGCCGAAAAAGTGCACGCTGCCGCTGCTGCTGACGGGCGGCGCTTCGCTTATCTGCTGCTGAGTCTCCGCCAGCCGCTCGCCCTCGGCAAACTGCTCTTGCATAAGCTCGCGGGTCTGCGTGTCTATAAGGTCGGTGTAATCGTCCATCACGGCGCGGTTCTCGCGGCGGAACTGCTCCAGAGCGTGCAGCTTCTCAGCCTGCCATGCGCTCCACTCAAATCCCTCGCGGCTCTCTAACTGCTTGTGCTTTTTCAAACAGCGTTTCAGCGCGGCGCAAAGCCGCACCTCTATCTCCTCGAATATCTTCGCGATGTCCTTGAAACTAAGCAAGCTCGTCACCTACCGAGGTCGGCGCGCCATCTGTCAGCCCTTTTTCGTGCATCAGCCGCTTGACCTCGCCCGCCTTCCATTCGTCGCTCTTAGAGCTGCCCCATAGCTCTTCCACCTGCGTTTGCACCGACATAACGCCGTATGTGCCCGCCTTGCCGACCGTTTCGACTCGGCTGCCGAAATCGGGCGCGCCGTATTCGCCGAAGTCCGCCGCCGCTTCATACTCCGCGGGCGCTTTGCCGCGCATATTGTCATACGTTTTCAGCATGGCGCACACAAGCTCGGGCAGCGCCTTTTCAAGCGCCGCAGTGATGGTGTTGCGCGTGTTTCCCGTGACGTCTTTCTTCTCGCGCTGGGCTTCCGCGGAGGACATCTTGCCTACGTCTATGCCGAGCGTTGCGGGCGACACAAGCCCTTGCAGGCACATCAGCAGGCAGCTCGTGTAACTCGCCGTGAAAGCCTCGTACTTGATGTCGGGCTGAACTACCTCTATCTTCGGCGAAACGCCCTCTTGCAGCGGCTGCATGGTGCTGATGTAGCTGTTGCCGAACTGCTCGGGCGCCAGGGGTCTGCCGTTTTCGGGGTCGCGCGGGATAAGCGTTTCGGGTATGTACTGCTTCACGCGCCCCGCTCTGATAGCGTCCCACCACTGCGAGATAACTTCGTCAAGCGCGTCGAAGCAGTCTGATTTGCCGCCGTCGAAAATGCTCTTGCCCCTGTTCGGGTATTTCTTCGAGGCGTAAAATCTCAGCGGTACAGCCATTATGTACCCGCCTGCGAACTCGGCGCGCGGAGGTATGCCCGCAAGCTGCGGCACGCTTTCGAGCGGCACTTCTTTCTCGCCGCTGTAAAGGCGGCTCTCAATGTACCCCTTGCCGTAGCGCTCCTCGAGGTGAAATCTCTTAGTGCCGACGGTGTGTTCGGAATGGAATATCACTTCGCGCAGCACCCCGCGCGAGCAGCAGTATTCGACCTTATCCGCGCCGACGAACTCGACTATCGGCGTATCCGAAACGGCGGGGTCTACCGAGATCTTGAAAGCGCCGTCGCCGTCAACCAGAGCAGCCGCAACGGCCTGCCCCGTAAGCTCGGTAAAGTCGGTATGCTCGCAGATATGCGCGAAGTCTGCCGCCGCCCTTTCGCCCGCTACCGTGATGTCGTCCATATCCGCCTTGACGATATACGCCAGCGTATCGGCTATCACGGCAGGCAAGCCGCTGTGTATCTTGCGTATCTTCTCGCGCTCGGGCACGCTGCCCCAAAAGCTCGCCGTACTGAGGTCGAGCTGTCCGAAAAACTGCGAAAGCTCGTAAGCGTCGCCGCGATACCATATCTGCGAGCGGGCGACCTCTGTATAGAATCCCGTTTTCTCAGCTATACATATGCTGTACTCGGGCGCGGGCTGTATATCCAGCCATGTTCGCAGCATTTTCTTCACCCTGCTTCCCAATTCAAATTTCATTTTTCACACTCCCGATAAGTGATCTGTACGGCAGCCATGCGTATTGGCAGGAGTTTATAAGATGGTCGTTGCCGTCTTCGGGGGCTGCCTTGTCCTCCTGCCAGCTGTATATATCCATCTCGGCGATGTAAGCCCTGCAATGTTCCAAAATATAAAAATCACCTGCCGCCAGCCACGCTGACTGCAAGTGTATACGGTCGATTATTTTAGTTTTCTTGAACGCGGGGATAAAGCTGTAAATGCTGCCTGAGAGCCGTCCGAACTTTTGACATTCGAGTATAGTCGCTTGGTCGGCGCTGTCGATATACACATCTCGCGCAAAGCCCCACGCACGGCGGTTTTTCTCGAGAAACGCCGTGAATATCTTCGGTATGTCAGAGGGCGTGAGGGGCGTTTTTCTGTCGCGGTTATTGTAGACCTCTTCGTCGAGCAGCAGGCATTTTCTGTCCGCCGTAATGCCCACAAACGTGAAAGCTATCGTATCGGGCGAGGTCTGCGAATAGGCTGTGTCAAGCCCCGCCGAGAAGCGTGCAAAGCGCATTTTCCGCGCCTGCCCCGCCGTCAAGATACTGCGCTTTTGCAGGTCGAAAACAAGCCCCGTTGCGCGCCCTCTCAGCCCGAGTATCTTGTTCTTATACAGCTTAGTGCCTTTCGGCGCGGCCGCCATTTTCCGCTGAACGTCCTCTTCGGTAAGCGAGAGGTTATCGCGAAAGGTGAAGAACCAATAGCGCCATGTCGGCACGGGGTCTTCGGTCAATTCGCGCTTTATCTCAGCGGGCACGTCCGCCGCGTATTTGCGGTACGGTCGCGAGCGGTTGACGAACTCTTTGTACACGGGCAGGCTAGGGTCGTCGGGATTGAGGGTCGCCATCAGATAATCATTACGGGTGGACATCTCGCGGACGAACTCAATATCGGCGGTGTTTATCTCGTCGATGTAAACGCAGCCGAACTGTGCGCCGAGAACCATCTGCCACTTGTCCTTATTATCGTAGCCGAGAATGTATATTATCTTGCCCTCGAACTTGATATGCGGCAGCTTGTAATCCTTATCGCCATTGCCGAAATAGCGCGCGCCCGCGTGCAGGTCGAGAATGCCGTTATCCTGCTGAATGATAGTTTCCTCAGCCTTGCCGGTAGTTTTCGCGGCTATGACGTGCAGCTTTTTACGGCTTGCGGACACCATTCGCATGAACTTCACGCCCGCGCCTACGGTAGTCTTGCCGCTTGCCGTAGTGCCCTCGAGGAAGTCCGCCGAAACGCCGTGCACGCTGCTTATGAAGTCGATATATTTTTGCGAGAGGGGGAAGCTATTCGTCAAGCCCCTCACCGCCTATCTGCGCGAAAACGTCGGCGAGCTTATCGGAAGTCTTGACCTCAGCCTGTATCTTCGCGACGTACTCGCCCGTCATTTTGTTGAGGGTATCAACGGCGCGGATACGGTCGGCAGGGTCGTTGCCGCCGTCCTTAGCGATGTCAGAGAGCAGTGCCTGCCGTTCCTTAGCGGTCATTATGCGCTCGTCCTGCGCCCTCTCGCTCAGCTCGCGGATATACTCGGCAACTCCAACATTCACCAACAGCTCATGTGCGCGGGCGTTAGCGTAATTCTCGCTGTACCCTGCCCGCAGCGCGCTCTGAACGGTGTTGCCGCACTGAGCGTAATATTCTGCAAATCTTTTCTGACGTTCGGTCATACGGCGCACCGTCCTTTCTTTTCGTGCACACAAAAGACACCCCGCCCGAAAGCGGAGTGCCTTTACGCAAATTTATAGGAGGCTCGGAAGCAAATGGCGCGGCGCATAAGGTCATGCCCTCGGTCGCCGCACGGGACTTGCGCCCCGTAAATCACATGAAAGGAGATTCATCAAAAAAGAGCAAGTCAGTGCTGTCCTACTGTCCCCAGTTTAAATTATAACACGTCAAAATCGGAAAAATCGGAAAGCTGAAAAATTTTCTTGATTTTTTTGCGTACAGTGCCCTCGTCGCGATACCCCAGCCGCATTGCTATCCAGAGGTTCGACCGCCCGTGAAAGAATTTTTCGCGGAGCATGAAGCGCGTGCGCTCGTCGGGGAAGCTTGCGACGAACCGCTCGGCGGCGGCTGTACGCTCCCTCAGTGCCGCCTGCTCGGCGAGCAATGCCCTTACCCTATCGTCGGGCGGCAGACCGCACATCGTGGCGCTGTGCTTGCTGTACGGCGGCGTGGCGGCTGACTGTACGCATATGCGCGATTCGAGCTTCGCAAGCTCCGTTTCTATCACCTCCAGCCGTGAACGCGCCGCGCGGTAGTCCTGCATTTGTGAGCGGGTCATTCGCCGTCACCGCCTATCAGCCGCAATTTGCCAACGTGAGAACACCTGAATATGCAGTTGCCGCAGGGTATTCCGTACTCATCGCACACAAAGTAATACTTCTTCGGCAAGTACAGATTGTAGTTGTTTTTGAACTTTTCCTCGCCCGTCTTGTGCAGAATACCCCTCAGCGTTTTGCCGAAGATAGTTACTTCGACGGTTTTGCCGAGATACTTTTCAAGTTCTGAACGTTTCATTTTCCTCGTCCTCCTCTTCATTCTCAAAATCTCCGTCAGTATTCGCCGCACATAACGCCCACATCACCGCCGCTATCGCCGAGATGGTTGTTGTTATCAGTATTGCTGGCATGCTCCCTCGCTCCTTTCTATGTTCTCCAACGGGGCGTACAGCAGGCTGTGCGCGCACTTTACGTCCGTCAGCTCCGCTTGATAGTAAAACCCCCGCTCTCCGCGGCGTATCACCGCGCCGCTCAGTATGTACTCCGCACCTGCGATGTGCAGCTTCGGGTCGGTAAGGCGCACACGTTTTCCCAGCGCCCGCTTTATGTCACGCTCGGTCATGCGCCCAGCTCCTCTATCCGCACATATATCCCCGCCGTGCCTGCCCAGAACTTCTCGCAGATCTCGCTCGCGACCAGCGCGTCGTCTGCCCAAAAGCCGCAGAGTGTCATGCAGTCTTTCAGCAGCTTTTGCAGATTGTCCGTGTCGGGCTTTGTGGTGCGGTACTCGCCGTCGCGGTGCCTGCCGCGCGGAAACAGCCACTTCACCGTCAGCCGCACACCCTCGCGGTACGGCTCGTCCGGTCGGTGCTTGCAAAGATTTGCCGCAAGCTTCTCTTTCGCCGCCTTGACTTCGGGCGGGTCGTAGAATATCGGCTTGCCGCTTCTCACCGTCACCTTGTGCTCCTGCGCCGTGACGGTCGGCGGTATCATCGGCATAAAAAATTCAGTCATCGTCTTCCTCCTCGTACCTAAAATCTGCCCCGCGCCACTTACGCGCCTTGTCGTCGTATATCAGCGCGCCCGACTGCTTTACTATGTCCCATATGTATTTGAGCACCGCGGGCTGCTTCGTCAGCCACCAAAGCGTGCGCGCTCTGCGAATGTCAAAATCTTCATCGGGCAGTTTGTGGAACAGCGGCGGCATTTTCTTAGCCGCGTCAACAACGTCCTGCCTTCCTTTGCTTCTCTGTTTTCTCATTGTGCGTCCTCCTCTCGCGCGTCATTATTCTGATTACTTTTTCGTCGGGGCGGTTTCAAGCCCCCGACAAAAAGTATTGTTTATAATAATATGTTTGTCTGTCCGCCCGACAAACTCGGTTTTTTGCCGACTTTGTCCGAATAGACATTCTCGAAGCCGTATTTCGATTTTGTCCGACAAAAATTCGATAATTTCTTTCTGTCTGAAAATGCCCTTTTACCGATTTTGTCTGTCTTGTCCGTCAGACTTCATACCGCATTCGCCGCCGTCTATCCAAAAGCCCCCATGCTCTTTCAGGTGTCTGCCGACCGTTTTTTCGCTCACTCCCATGTACTCCGCCAGCTCTGCGATTCGGCACTTGCCGCCCTCCTGCACGCCGCTGAAAGCCGTTTCAATGCTCTCCTTGCGCTCCTTGCTGCGCTCTTTCGGGGTGCGCTTTTTGCCGAAATTCTTCTGCCACGAGGGGGCGGCTTCGTCTACCGCGAGGTCTGCCAGCACGCCCTCGCTGTCGGCGTGGTGCACGGGAAAATCGAACCACATATTCAGCGGCTTGAACTTCGGGAACTCGCGCAGAGTGCCCTCTATGCGCCAAGCGGTGCGGTTCGCCGCCAGCTGCTTCGCCCGCTCCAGCTCGCCGCACATCAGCGCGTAAGACTTCGCCGTGAGGAACTTGTGCGCTATCTCCATCATCGCCGAGGGGGTCACAAGGTCGTCCTGTGTGCAAAGCTCGTCGGTGTTGCGGTAAAAGCGCCGCATCCAGCTCTCGCACACACGGCAAACGGCGGCGTTTTGCTGCTGAGTTATCAGCGTTTCGGGCAATGTCAGCTCGCTGAGGTCAAGAAGCGCGTCGGGGTCGCGGGCGAATACTCCGCTGCCGCTGGCCCTGTCCATACTGCGCTTGCCGCCCTGCGCGCCCTTGCTGTGGTGGTGGCAGTATATCACCGCGCAGCCCAGCTCGGTGCATATCTTATCGAACTGGTTGCAGAAATGCGCCATTTGGTCGGCTGAGTTCTCGTCACCTGTGATGACCTTGTATATCGGGTCGATCACTACGGCGATGTACCCGCGCTTTGCGGCACGGCGTATCAGCTTCGGCGCAAGTTTGTCCATAGGCACACTGTGTCCGCGCAGGTTCCAGATGTCTATACTGCCGAGGTTCGCGGGCGGCAGACCCAGCGCCGTGTACACGTCCTTAAAGCGGTGCAGGCAGCTCGCGCGGTCAAGCTCGAGGTTGACGTACAGTATCTTGCCTTTGGTGCACCGCCAGCCGAACCACTCGCTGCCCTCGGCTATCGCCACGCAAAGCTCTATCAGCGCGTAAGATTTGCCCGCTTTTGAGGGACCCGCTATCAGCATTTTGTGCCCCTGCCGCAGTACGCCGTCTATCAGCGGCGGCGCAAGCTCAGGCAGGTTATCCCACTCGGTGCTGAGGTTTTCGGGGTCTGGCAGGTCGTCGTTGATACTCTCGATGTAGTCGCGCCATTCCTCAAAGCTCTCTTTGCCGAGCGACTTGTCAACGATATACTGCTTCCTGCCGCCGCGGGTAACGCCCGGCATACGGCTCAGGCGCGAGGGGTTGCGGTTGTTCGGGTCGATGGCAAGGCCGTTCTTCCTGCAAACTTTGTAGAGGTAGTCCACGCGCTTGCGGTACTCCTCGTAATTCGGCGCGTCTATCTTGACTATCGCGTGAAGGCTCTTGCCGCCGCTGTAAACCAGCAGGGCTATCGGCAGCTCCAGCTCGCGCATGACGGCGTTTTGCTGCTCTATCGGCATACTGTCGCTCTCTACCAGCGCGTAGCGGAAGTCGGTGACGTTCTCGTTTTTTATGCCTTTGCCGTCCAGAGGGTTGAAACGTATCCAAGCGCCCGCTTCCTCTTTGCAGTCGCCGATGACCGCGCCGATGTCGCCGCCGCAGTTATTGAGCAGGGCTATCAGCTCGCCCGCAGTCCTGTCCCAGCAGCCGCGGGTAGGCAGGTAGCGGCGCTTGCCCTCTTCGTCGCTCTCGTATGTTTCAGTGACGTAGCCGACGTTCTCGCCCGCCTCAAAGAGCGTGGAGAGGTATGTTACAAGCTCCTGCACGGGCTGCCAGTCGGCAGGCTCGCGGATAGGTATGCCCTCGCAGGCGCACTCAGCGCCCTCGTAATTTATCTCGTCGTTCCAGTCGAAAACGCCGTCGGTATCGGCCGTGAGCAAGCCCCTTTCGCGCGCCATCTGCACTATGCTGCCGCCCGTTACGGGGTTGGCGTTTCCCGCGAAGCTTTCCCACTTGCGCTCGCACTCGCCCGCGCGGTAGCGGTTGTCGGCGCGCGACCAGTTATCCCAGTCAGCCGCCGAATAGCCCTCTTCTTTCAGCGCCATGCCGACCGCCAGCCACTCCTGATAATCGCAGTCGGCGGGGGGTATCTTGCTTAATATTTCAAGTATCTCCATTCATATCTCCTTTCTCAGCCGCTCACGCGGGGACGTACTCGGCTGCGCACACGCCGCGCGGCACTCGCCAGCCGTTAGCCGAAATGCGCGCTATCATGCCGCTCGCCTGCTCGAAGCTCCACTTGCCGACGTGCTGAAAGCCGTAGTTTTCCAGCAGGCGTATTTGCTTCGGGGTCGTAAGCCCTGCGGCGCGGCGTTTTTCTAAGCGGTCGAGGATAAGGCTCGCCTTGCCTGCGTTTTCGATGGCGTCGGGCAGTATGCCTAGCTTTTCGAGCCGCTCGCGCTGCTTATCGGTAGCGGGCGCGCACTCCCAGCCGAACGCGGGGACGTATGAGGACAAGTCCTCAGCCTGTATCGACATTTCGTACTGCAAGGGGTCTACCAGCTTGCGCTTGCGCGTTTTCATGGCTTTGAGCTGCTTTGCGAGGGCTTCCTCGCGCTGAGCCACCACGTCCTCGCTCGCCTGCTTTTCGGCTTCCTCTATATCCACCGCGCAGCCCGCTTCGTCAGCGAGATTTTCGGTCATTTTCTGCGCTACCTCTTCGTTTTGGCATATCAGATGTGCGGGGCGGCAAAGCTCGTGGCGCTCGGTGTGCCACAAGAAATCGAGCAGGAGAAGCTCCGTCTTGCCCTCGCAGAGCCTTGTACCGCGCCCCACCATCTGGCAGTACAGACCGCGAACTTTGGTCGGGCGGAGCACCACAACGCAGTCTACCGAGGGGCAGTCCCAGCCCTCTGTAAGCAGCATACTGTTGCAGAGCACGTTGTACTCGCCCTTATCAAAAGCTTCCAGTATCTCTGCCCTTTCCTCGCTCTCGCCGTTTACCTCAGCCGCCATAAAACCGCGCTCGTTCAGAATATCGCGAAACTTCTGCGAGGTCTTGACGAGCGGCAGAAATACCACCGTCTTGCGCTCGGCGCAGTATTTGAGCATTTCGTCAGCTATCTGATACAGATAGGGGTCTAGGGCGGTGTCAATATCGCTTGCCTTAAAGTCGCCCGCCTGCGTCGCCACTCCCGAGATGTCGAGCGTGAGCGGGATAGTCACTGCCTTTATCGGCGAGAGGTAGCCCTCTTTTATCGCCTGCGGCAGGGTGTATTCGTAAGCCAGGCTCTCAAAGACCGAGCCCAAGTCTTTCATATCGCCACGGTCGGGCGTAGCGGTAACGCCCAGCACCTTAGCCGCAGGAAAGTGCCGAAGCACGTTTTGGTAGCTCTCGGAGATAGCGTGGTGCGCTTCGTCGATGATGATGGTATCGAAGTAATTTGCTGAGAAGCCTTTGAGCCGCTTTTCGCGCATGAGGGTCTGCACCGAGCCGACCGTTACGCGGTAGAACGAGCCTAAGCAGCTTTGCTCAGCTTTCTCGACCGCGCTTTTCAGCCCCGTGGTCTTGTACAGCTTATCCGCCGCCTGCGCGAGCAGTTCGCCCCTGTGCGCGAGGATAAGCACGCGCTTGCCCTGCCGCACGCACTCTTCCGTCACCGCCGAGAAAACTATCGTCTTGCCCGTGCCGGTCGGCAGCACGAGGAGCGTTTTGTCAACGCTCTCCCACTGCTCAAATACCGCCGCTTTTGCCGCCAGTTGATATGGACGCAGGTTCATCTGCCGCCACCTCCGAAGCTGACGAAGCCGCCGTACTGACCGCCGCCAAAGCCGCCGAAGCCTGCGTTATTCGCAAAGCCCTGCGCCGCCTGAGGGGGCTGCTGATAGGTCTGCGCGGGCTGAGGAGTCTGCACATTAGTATACCCCTGCGGCTGTGCTGTTGGCTTTACGGTATCCACGTTTTCGTCGTAGGCGTAAAGTTTCTTTATCTTGTTCGATTGACCCGCCGTGCCGTCCTTTTTGGTGTAATTATCTATGTAAACGCGGCATTTTCCGCGCGTGCCCGCGAGCGCGCCCCAGTTCATGCGCAGCGGCTCGCCGTGCTTTTTCAAGCCGACAGCGAGGAAGAGCTGCGAGAGCTTCCACTCAAACTTTTTGCACAAAAAGTAGTTTTCCGTTATCTCAACGCTGTCCTCTGCGCCCCAGACCGTGAACGTCACCTTAGCCATATTGCAGGGCGGCACTTTCGCCGAACCTGCGTGGCGGGCGCGCTCAAACTTCGCGACCGTGAAGTCGTAATCGCCCTCGGGGAGCAGGGTGTATGAAAAGCCCTCGCCCTCGTCGTTTATCTCGTCTTCCCAGCCGAATTCTTTAAAATCGTCCATTAAAATTCCTCCTTATATCCTCAAAACGGCAGGCCGTCGAGGTACATTTCATTTATCTTTTCGAGCACCGTCTGCCAGTCAGCAACTAAGCAGCCGCTTATGAAGTCGGGCGGGTAAGCCGCCACCGGCATATCTGCGGGGCAGTAGCCCTCCTGCGCGACCACCTCGCGTATCTCCTCTTCCGTAACGCCGTCGGCTATCATGAGGTCGCGCAGAGCCTGCGGTATATCGGCTGGCGGCTCGGGCAGCGCTGTCGGGTCGGGCTGAGGCATAGGCGCTTGCTGAACGCTCTGCGCGGCAGGCTCGGGCTGCTGTACTGTCTGCGGCGGCGGGGTCTGCATTGTCTGAACGGTCTGAACGGTCTGAACGGTCTGAACAGTCTGCGCTGTCTGAACAGTCTGCGCTGTCTGAACCGTCTGCTGAGCGAAAAGATGCGCTATCTGCGAATAGTCGAAAGGCAGCTCGGGCGCTAAGCCGTCGCGGTTTTTAGCGTCCCAGCAGGGGTGATGGCTGGTGTACATCACGCGTTCGCCGCCCTGCGCCTTGAACTTCTTGCCGTCCTTATCCACGGCTACGGCGTAGGTCTTGTAGTTGGCAAAGAGCACCATATCAGCCCATTCCTTAACTTTTGGCGATATGAGCGAGCCTGTTTTCTGACCCAACTTCATCTCCCAGCGGTCGTAGCTGCCCATCTCGTCGGGCTGCTCGAACTTTACTATCTTCGCGTGCGCCGTCAGCACGACGTTTATGCCGCTGTCCACCACGTCCTGCAAGAGGTTCAGGAATTTCGCGAACCCCTCGCACTCATAAACATAGCCCTTGCCGTAGCCGAAGTCCTCTATGCCCGACTTGCCGTGCGCGGCGCAAACGCTCGATATACAGAGCTGTTCCGCCCAGTCTATCGTGTCTATCACTATCGTCTTGCAAAGGCGCAGCGAAGCGGCTTCCTGCACCTCGCCCTTTATCATCTCCCAGCTTGTCGGCTTGGGCATACGGCGCACATTCATGCGGCGTGTGCTGCCCTCGGTGTCGATGAAGAGCGGGTCGGGGAACTGCGCCGCGAAGCTAGATTTGCCAATGCCCTCGGGGCCGTAGACCACCACTTTCATCGCGCCGCCCTGCGCGCCCGATGTTATCTCATATGCTGCCATCAGAATTTACCTCCGTTCCATTTAAAGCCTGTTTCTTTTACCGTGTTCGTCTGCTGCGTTTCGGGCGTGAACGATGTGCCGTCCTCGATGATAACGCTGCACTCGCCGCCCGTAGATACCCTTGTCGCTATCGCCTGCAAGCCCTGCTCCTCCAGCCATTTGCCGAATTCCGCCAGGGTGTCGGTATCCATCTGCTCCAGCTTGTCGAGCAGCACGAAGCCGCACTCGGGGCTGAGTTTGCGCACTATGGACGTTGCGACGATGAGCTGTTCCGCACCGCTCATACCGTCCCACTTGCAGCCCTTGTACGTCAGCTCGCCGTCCTCTGTCGAAAGTCCCGCGAGCGGCATTTCAGCGCCGCCGAGCAGCGCCCGCTTATCATCGCGCACCTGCAATATCTTCTGCGAGAGGTAGGCGTACTGCGAGCGGTAGTCCTCCGCGTCGATCTCGGCGTGTTCGCGGTCGAGGTTGGCGCGTATCTTCGCGTTCAGCTCGTCTATCTCGGCGATGTTGCGTTCCAGCTCCGCCGTGCTCTCGTCCTCCAAGTCCTGCGCTTCGAGGTTAGCGAGCTTGAAGTTATTTTCGGCAGCTTCAAAGCGCATTTTTGCCTGCTCGTAAGCCGACTTTGCAAGCTCCAGCTGCTGTGCGTAATATTCCCGCTGGTCGCGCTTGCGCTGGTTTTCGCCGTTGCGCGCGAGTATCTCCTGCTGCTGTTTTATCAGCTCGCCCGCGCTGACGGGTTCGGCGGGCACGCCTGCGTACACGGGCATTTCCTTAGCGTATTTTTCCTTTTGGTCGGCTATCCTGCCTATCGCCGTGCGGCGGTCGTAAAGCTCTTTTTCGGTGCGTTCCAGCTCGCCGAGCTTATCGCCCACGCCGATAATGCGCAGCAGCGTAGCCGCCTTTTCCTTAGCCGACTGGTTCATGAAGCGCGGCAGGTCGAGGGCGAACTGCTCGACGAAGCTGTTGAGAAGCTGCTGACCGCCTTTCTTACCTGTGCTGTCGGTGACCTTTAGCGAGCCGTTTTTGCCCGAGCGCTCGACGATAATGCCATTATCAAGGGTGATCTTCAAGTGCGGGTCGGCGAAAGAGCCTTCGCGGCGCGGAGCAGAGGGCTTGAACCTATCGCCGCCCAGTCCCCACGCTATGCAGTCGAGCACAGAGGTCTTGCCCTGCGCGTTCTTGCCGCCGATAACGGTCAGCCCGTCCTTAGCGGGCGAAAGCTGCACCGCCTTTATGCGTTTTACGTTTTCTATCTCAAGTGTGTTTATCTTTACTGACATTTTTTCATTCTCCTTTCGATGGCTTCAAACTCCTTTTCAAACTCTTGCAGTTCCTCATCTGTCGGTTCGTCCTCAGGTCTGCCTTGGTCAAAACCGAGTGTACAACCACATTCAAAACAACAACCTGCTATGTCGGCAGAGCATTCCACGTCATCGCCATATTCACAATATCCCCAAGTACATTCCTGACAGCATTTCATGACAGGGTCTACGCAGCGTGTTGGCAAGCCTTTCATTTGCTGTCACCGCCTCTCAGCTTTTCAAGCTTATCCCTTGTGCTGCATATTTTTCCGTACACTTCTTCGATATCAAAAGCTCTACGCTCACATGCCGACATTCCTTCGTAGATATCGATTATATCTGTACAGGCTTCGTCTACGGTATCATATGCTTGACAAATCTGTTCTTTTGTGCTACCATTAAATTGTATGTTATCGGTATCTTTTGATGCCACCTCCGAGCTTGTACTGTTGGCAGACAGTGCAGGCTCTTTTTCTTTCACGGCTGTCTGTTCATTGATGATGTCAGCAATAGTATCAGTGCTGCCCGTTATACCCGATAAACCCTCTTCATATATCGGCATACACGCTGCCTCCAATTCGGCTATCAGATCGTCCGCATTTATTAGTCTTGACATTCTTCTTCCTCCTATTTTCAATATCCAAACATCGCCCAGCGGCTGAACATTGCCGCCGCGTATATCACGAATGCTACTCCCGCACCGCCCAGAAACACCGCCAGCCCGATGAACAGCGTGTCCATCTGCTTGACTTTGCGGTCGTTGCGCAGGCGCTCGATGTGGCGCTTGTACACTTCGTCTTTGCGGGCGCTTTCAGCTCGCAGGTCTGCCATTTCGGCTAGGTCGCGTTGGGTCATTGCTGAGCACCTCCCCACTGTTCTGCCATTGCCTGAGCGATAGCAGGAAACGTCTTAGACCGAGCTTTCGCATCGTTCCCGCCATGCTGTATTCCTGCGATTCGTCCGTGTGCTTCCTCAAAATTTATAGGCTTGCCGCTTTTCGTGTAGCCGAGCGGCTCAGGCGGAGGAAGCTGCGTTGTGCGTTCTATTGGCGGCAGTCCTCTTAACCATAAGCAGGTTCGCTTCTTCTGATAGTTTTCGGTATCACCCGTAGATTTCGCAAAGTAGTAAGGGTGTAGGGTGCAATCGGGCTTACGAAACAGTGTGGACATAAATCCCGATGGGTTTTCTACTGCGACCCTATCAGCATTTGCGTAGTAGCACTGCATGAAAAATACAGCGGCTTTCGCGAGCTTCCACATACGCTCAACAACCTTTTCGGCGGGCGTGCACCTGAGCGATAAATGCCGCGTTGTGACCCCCGAAAGATATGTGCACGGCGGATGAGCTATCACCATATCCCACTTGCCGACGTTGTGCCTCTGACCGTCGCAGGTAGTAAAATCGGTGTTGCCGGTGATGATATCTAAGACATCGCCGCATATATGCCATTCGGGATGTCCGCCCGAGCATTCCTGCACATCACAGCTATATGCTTCATGACCTCTTTCACGGAATGCTATGCACACCGTCTGTGATTCTTCGCAGGCTATTAGAATTTTCATTGCTGAGCACCTCCCAGCAGTTTTTCCAGCGAACGCAGCTTTTTCAGCCGCCGCTCGTAATCGTCGATGTCGATACCCCACGCTTCGTAGGCTATCTTCGTGTTGACGGCATACGGCAGCCACGACTTTACGCCGCGCTTTGCCATCTCGGTCTTTGCCATCTTCTTTATCTTTATCGTCTGGCTTTCGCCCGTGCCGAACAGCTCGGCGACGTCGGCGTTCGTCAGTTCGCTCTTGGTGTAGTACAGCCTTACGGCCGTTTCAACGTCCGGTGTTCTCATGTGTCATGCCTCCTTCACCGATATTATGTATTCTCCCGCGCGTTTCTCGTCGCGCGCCGTGCGTATCGCGGTTATCACCGACTCGGCTTTCACCGACACTATGCGGGGTTCGCCGTAGTCGGTGGTGAACTCTATCAGGTAGGTTTTCTTCATGGGTTCGCCTCCTCCGCCTGTTCCAGTGCCTCAGCTATGCAAAGCGGCTCTGTGTCGCTCCACTCGACCAGCGACGAAATAACATCGAAAACTCCCGCGAAAACTCCTGCCCTAAGGTATTTTGATTTCAGATTGAAGTATTCGCCATTCCCGCCCCACGCCTCAAGCCCTTTTCCGGGGCGTTCGGTGAACGCATATACCGCGCCGTCGCTGTCCTTTGCGATATATCTGAACCCGAGCAGGTTGAGTGCTTTGAAGATCTCGACCTGCTTGTCGGTCAGCACGGTTTCGGGGTGATTGTCCGACCACTCCTGCACACGTCTGATGTGCTCGGAGCTGATGTGACATATATCGCATGGCTTCTTAGCAAGCGGACAACCCTCGCAGATCTTCTGCCCGCGAGAACTACGAAATGTTTTGCACATACGATGAAATTCGTGTGCATATTCCAGCGTGTTGTTACAGTTGTATTTCTTCATGAGTTTACCTCCTCAGATTCGGGTGCACGTTCAACAACATAGAACGCATTTCCGTGGGAAAGAAGCTTTCCCGTGCCTACGTTCACTATCGACACGATGAGATCATCAAGCTCGGAGCGAATGACCTCTTCGTTGTCATAGATGAGTTCAAGTGCAGCTCTCGCCGCTTCGCACGCTTCGGAAATAGTGAGCGGCTGACTGTAAAAGCAATGACCGTTTTTCTTCACTGCTATTCTAACTTTAACTTTCGTTTTCATGGGTTTACCTCCTTTTCGTTTTCCTCGGCGATCTCATATTCGCCGTTGCAGTACACGATCTTCAAACCGAGAACATCGGCTATCTTTTCAGCAATTCGCCTGCTGTTCGTTGCTCCACACATGAAAGACTTGATCGTTGATTCCTCAACACCGGCAGCAGCAGATATTTTTCTGTACGTCAGGCTCTTCTGTTTCGCAATCGTTTTGGCATTCTGCCTAAATTTATCGAACATTTTTCATCACCTCCTACAAAAATTCAAATAATTTGAAAAGACGGTTGACAAAGTTGATAAAACGTGTTACTATGTTATCAGAAAAGTTTATATTATTTAAACTTGATTGATACATCAAGATAGTTCCAACGCCACTTGATGTTCACATTTTGATTGATACAATCTCAACCGCTAAGTTTATTATAGCTGATATTTCATCAACTGTCAATAGTTTTAGGTGAGGTTTTATCAACTTTGTAGTTTTGCACAAAAAAGAGGTTGAGAATATGTCAGCTATTAACAAAATAATCCGTTTGCTAGAAGATAAAGGTTTTACGCAGAAAGATCTAACAGACTATTTAGCCATAGATAAGAGCACTTTTTCTCAGTGGAAAAACGGTAAAAGTCAATCGTACAATAAGTATTTGCCCGAGATAGCTCAGTTTTTAGGCGTTTCCGTTGATTATATAGTACGCGACAGCATATCATTTGATTTTTCTCCTCATGAAGACGATGATTATATGCTGAAATGCCCTATTTGCGATTACGACTGCACACACTTTATAGGCACCAAAAATGTAAAATTCAACACTGGGAAAAGCGACGGTATAGCCCTTGAATTTTTCTGCGAAAGCGGTCACACGTTTTATATGCTCGTTGAATCATACAAAGGAAATACTTACGCCGTCCTCACGGACGAAAGCTGCAATACCATCACGCGGCTCGATAGCAACTATGAAAGCGCCCCCGTTTCGCTCGCTGAGCTTTGTGGCTTCAATGAAAAGAGCAATAAAAAATACCATGCCCTTGATGAACATGGTAAAAAAGCTGTTGACAGTATACTGAATATAGAGTACGAGCGCTGCACTGAATCAGAAAAGAGCAGACCTGCGATAATAACATTCAAGCGCTTTAATATAAATAAAGCTTCGGCCGGCAGCGGATATGATCTGAGCAATTCTGACGCATGGAAAGAGATAGAGGTAGTAGATACCCCCGAAGCACATGAAGCCGACTTTGCAGTTGAAGTTGACGGTCACAGCATGGAGCCTACTATCAGCGACGGCAGTATCGTTTATATAGCTACCGATACTGATATAGCCGTAGGCGAGATAGGATTGTTCCGTCAGAACGGTGCCGGTTACATAAAGGAAAGAGGTAAAGACCGCCTTATTTCGCACAACCCCGATTATCCCGACATCTTGCCTCAAAACGGTGAAATAGTCTGCATAGGAAGAGTTATCGGCACGGCTGTTTTGCCAAGCGAAGTGTGATGAGGTAATTTTGCTATGAAGAAAAAGCAAGGCTCACCCAGCTTCAGCTTACTTTGGCGGCTCTTCGGATATACCCTGCTCGCCTGCATTATCGCCTTGATATACGACCTCGGAAAGACCTATCTGTCTTCTGGTCAGAAGCTTGCGGTAAAGTTCGTCTGCGCCGCTGTATGCGTGCTCGTGCTGCTGAGGATATTCGGTTTTATCCGCAGGAAGTACACGCTGAAACAGCTCGACGGAATGGAAGGTCACCGCTTTGAATACGCCTGCGCCGACATTTTGAAGATGAACGGTTTTAAAAATGTCAAAGTTACGCAGGGTTCGGGCGACTACGGAGTAGACATCATCGCTTACAAGAACGGCAAAAAGTACGCCGTGCAGTGCAAGCGTTACAGCCACAAATTGGATAACAAGCCGATACAGGAAGTCAAGGCGGGGCTTGCGTACTACAATTGCGACATCGGCGCGGTAATGACAAATCAGTATTTCACCGAGCCTGCGAAAGAGCTTGCGAGGATAAACGGCGTAAAGCTCTGGGACAGAAACGCCCTCAGCAAAATGCTCCGAAAGACTGCCAAAGACAAGCCTAAGAACGTAAAGGAAAAGAAAACGCGCAAAGAAAAGCGCCCGAGCTTTCCGCCCATGACAATATCCGACCCGCTGACGCGAGAAGCCATCGAGATCATCGCGACAAATCAGAACGCGGATACGGACTTTATCCAACGCAGGCTCAGGCTGGGCTATCCCCATGCCGAGAGCATTCTCAGCGAGATAGAATCGCTGGGGCTGATAGGCCCTCAGACAGAAACGGGCAGAGAGATACGCATAACTGCCGAAGATCTGCCGCAGCTCGACATCAAAAACAAGACATAAAAAAACTCGCCCCCGAGCGCTACCAACACTCAGAGGCGAGCAGAGCAGATACTACCAATATCTGCTCGAAATTGCACAAAACCCAGTAACCACAAAGGGCTTTTTCTGCCCTTTTATTATAGCACACTTCGCACGAAGTGTCAAGGAATAGGAGGAAAAAATCATGCCGATCTACAAAATGACTGACGAAAAAGGCAAGAACATTAGGAAGGACGGTCTGCAAAAGTACCGCGTGCGCGTGAACTACACCGACGCGCTCGGCAAGCCCCGACAGATCACACGCGTGGCTTACGGCTCTGACGCGGCTAAGGCGCTGGAAATGCAGTTGACTGCGCAGGTAAACAGCCGCGAACTTGCACCGAAAATGACGGTAAAGCAACTGTTTGACGAATACCTCGCCGCAAAGCGCAGCGAGGTCCGCGAAACATCGCTCGACAAAACGACCAGAATACTGAAAAAGAACGTGCTGCCGAAATTTGAAAGCACGAAACTCGACAGCCTTTCCGTACCGATGGTGCAGAACTGGAAGCAGGAGATCTCGGCGCAGGGGCTTTCGTTCACGACCCGCAAGAATATCTACGGTGAATTTCGTGCGATGATAAACTACGCCGTCAAAATGGAATACATACCAAAGAACCCTGTAACGATAGCGGGCAACTTCAAAGCGCCGCTTGAGCCGGAAAAGGAAATGCTTTTCTACACGCCCGAAGAGTTCAAGCGGTTCATCGCGGCGGCGCGCAAGTGTGCGGAGCAGGCGGAAGCGGAAGGCTCGGTGTTCGAGTGGAACTATTATGTATTTTTCAACATTGCATTTTACATGGGCATGAGAAAAGGCGAGATAAACGCGCTGCAATGGTCTGACATAAAAGGCGGCTATTTAAGCATAACGAAGAGCGTAGCGCAGAAGCTCAGCGGCGGCGACAGGTTCACGCCGCCCAAGAACAAATCCTCGATACGCACGATACAGATACCGCGCAGGCTGCAAGCTATACTCGAAGAGCACCGCAAGCGGTCTGAAAGCGCGCCGGAGTGCTTCACGGAAGCGGCGTACATCTGCGGCGGCGAGCGCCCCATACGCGACACGTCCATAGAGAAGAAAAACAAGCATTACGCCGAGCTGGCAGGCGTGAAGAAAATACGCATACACGACTTTCGGCACAGCCACGCTTCCCTGCTCGCGAATGAGGGAATAAACATACAAGAGATCGCACGGCGGCTGGGGCACTCGAACATCTCAATGACGTGGAACACCTATTCGCACCTTTACCCGCGAGAAGAAGAGCGCGCCGTGAGGGTACTCGACAACATAGAGTAAATCGTGTAAAATTCGTGTACAAAAATAAAACCCACTGCATTTACAGTGGGTTTTTTAGGGTTGGCGGAGAAGGAGGGATATTGACACTCATCAAAAGTCGGATAGTGGGATTATTGACGTGATCACATATAGTCAGTTGGTAGAAACCGCTAAAGCTAAGCTGTTTAGACTAAGGGAACAATTAAGTGAACATTATGATGCTATTGATGATAAAAGTTTGGTTGAAAAAGCATTAAATACTGAAAAACAGATGATGTTTAAGAATATAAAACATGACTAACAAATATAACTAAAAATTAAAGCCAGAGTCTTTAATAATCTGTGTATAGTTAACATTATTATTTTTACATTGTTGTATTTTATGTTATAACTAGCATGTTTAAAATATAATTTATTTTTCACCAACGTTACTCCACCCTCAGGTGCTAGTGGGGGCAACCTCGTGGAAGTTCAAGTCTTCTTACCTGCACCATAAAAAGCTCGATTATATCGGGCTTTTTTCTTTTTATAGTCCCCGCCCAACAACCCACCACCCTACCCAGCCAACTCCAAATAGAGTAAACTAGAATTATCTAAGTAAGTCGAACCGGAGTTGATC